ATGAAGTATTGCTGTGATTGTTTCTTCGTTGTCTTCTAAAGGTATCCAGGCTCTCTCTCCATCTTCGTCTTCGCCAGCGATATATACAACCTGCGTTGTTAATGTCTCATGTGCTTCGGGTGATGTAAGTAAGCACTCTGAATAGTTACTGTCCTCCACTGGATCTCTCCAGTACAGGCAGGTCTCGCATACAGCTTTCATCGGTTGTTCCTGTAGATGTTCCAGATCTTGCGTTGCCCAATAGGGCCGTCGTGTTTTCGGTCGGACTCTTCCAACTCACGCTCTGAAACAAATTCTACCAGATGACTTCTAGGGACGATAAAGAAAAAACCATCGTAGTCGTGTACATATCTGACTAAATAGTCCTGGTCTATGTCAGAGGAGTCGTTCCAAATATCTCCCTCCCAGACGAGGACATCGCCTTTGACAGGGCCGAGATTGTACTCGGTATCTAGAATGTAATAACGCTTTACCATCGGTGCGCACCCCGACTCAGTTAATCCTACGAAAGTCTCTGCAAAATTTGCAGAGACAATGCAACTCAGGCTCCCACCTATATTGTATTAAAGGTGAGACTGGGGAACACTCCCGTTTGCGAAACAGGGCTCACTCCCAGCAGTTCTTTAGTCGTGTATTGCGCTGGCGGAGTTGCGGGGACAGCGGAACCTCCGTGCTCCGCTATACCTGAAAGGATGAGGATTTCAAGATACATAGATAGCGTTAGAAGATCAACAATATCTATAATAAAATCGTAGAAAAGGTTGAGTTTTTTAGGATGAGATATATGGCTAGAGTTCTAGTAATAGGTGATACTCACGCGCCAGCTATGCGTGATGACTATCCCGATTTTCTTTCAGATACATACAAAGCCTGGAATTGCGATACAGTTGTACACATTGGAGATGTCGTAGATTGGGGTGCAATAAACTACCACGAGAAAGATCCATCTAGCCCCAGCCCAATAGAAGAATACAAGGAATCTCAGAAGCAGGTTTCTATTCTTTATAAGCTGTTCCCCAAAGCGGTGGTTATGACGGGAAATCACGATAGCCTACCAAAGCGGAAAGCAACTACAATAGGTATTCCGGCAGAGCTTATACGGAGTAATTCAGATATATGGAATACTCCAAAGTGGAACTGGAAACCCCGGTATTCAATACATGAAATAGATAACGTGTTGTATGCTCATGGAGATAGAGGGAAGGGAGGCCAAGGGGCCGCACTTAAAAATGCTAAGGAGCATTTTAAGTCTTGGGTACAAGGGCATCTCCACGGGCAGGCAAGCGTTACTTATTTCGCAAACAATGATTCAATCATTTTTGGAATGTCTGTGGGGTGTGGAATTGACGTTGATTCTGCAGCAATGAACTATGGAAAGAAGTTTAATCAAAAACCACTGGTTGGATGCGGAGTGGTTATAGATGGAAAGTACGGTATTTTTGAACCAATGACACTTTGAAAGGGTGTAAGGATGAGCAAAAAGAAAAAGAAAAATAAACTTAAAACTCTATTTTGGGCGACAGGCAGTATCTGTTTCTCTATGATAAGCGTATACATGTGCGTCCTGTTGTGGAAAAGTTATGTTTGGTATAATTGGCTACACCAACTTCAGGATACTTTGAATAGGTCTTCTGGAGGCGGCGGCCCAATAATATGAGGCGAGATTTAGAAAAACTAAAATCGTACACATTAGTTGACTGGCACACTCACCTTTCGCTTAAGTCGGCTCTGTTTCATCGGGATCTCTCCAAAAACCACAGCAGGAGAATTTTTAGTCGTGGATTCTCCCCCCTGACGAGCAGAGCCGACTTTCCTAAGATGATTGAAGGAGGGGTGGATGTTTCTCTTTCAGTCGCCTATATTCCAGAAGACGAATGGCAGTGGGATATACCACCCATACGTTGGCTCAAGTGGCTTGCTCCTCGCGCATGGAAGCGTATCTTTGGAGCAGATTCGTATTACGAAGCAACCATTACTGCACTCCAGGATGTAGAGGAGCAGGCTGCTAAGCATAACCTGGAAAATAAAAATAAAGATTGGTATCGTCGTGTAGCTATTTGCAGATGCTACAATGATGTCCAACAAGCCCTCAGAGAGAAGGCATTGGCTATTGTCCATGCAGTAGAGGGAGGACATTCGCTACAGGGAGAAGTCTGTGGTAAACAAGAAGACGATTTCAAATATGCTCCATACAAAGAGGCTAAAGAGGAGGTCATGGCTAACCTTCTTGATTTTAAGCAACGTGGAGTTGCTTATCTTACTCTCGCCCACTTCTATCCAAACATTGTTAGCAATCCGGTTTTTCCATACCCGGAATACACTGCAAAATTTGCAAAATGGAAAAGTATGCTGGGTCGATGGGACACGACGAAAGGGCTTACGAGAATAGGTATGGAGGTTGTTGAGAGGTGTTTTGATCTAGGAATTATAGTAGATCTTGCCCATTCTACCCCGATGGCCCGTTCTCAAGTGTACGCATTAGCTGAAGCCAATAAATCTGAATGCCAAGTCATTGCTTCCCATACTGGTGCATACTCATTAAAAAGCGATATGTATAATCTCGAAGACTGGGAGATTGAATGGATAGCTGATAATGGTGGCGTAATCTCTACCATTTTGATGAACTATTGGCTCGTACCTCACCATACAGCCCTCGGGCTAGATCATGTATCTAAGACTATCGAGCATATCGCCAAGGTAGGTGGAATGGAGGCAACTGCTTTGGGTACAGACTTTGATGGCTTTACGGATCCTCCTGATGATGTAGAAGATATGAGTGAAATCCAAAGGATCACTACTAGGCTGGCAAGTGAAATGAAGTCTATTGGAGTACCTAAATATTCGGACAAAAACATCAAAGCGTTCCTCGGTGGGAACTCTTTGCGTGTTTTAAGGAACGGTTGGGGCTAAAAGTTCCTTAAAGCTGTTGCACTTAAACTATCAATACAATTAATATAGTAATAACTACTCAAGACCAGGAGAAAGCAATGGAAGAAGAATACGATCAAGGAAACACTGTCGAAGGGACTATGGTTGAAGAACAACCAATTCATGAAGAATCCTTCGAGCAGCAGTCCACTGAACAACCAACTGTTTCCGACTACACTGAACCTTCACCTAACTATGACGAAGATTATGGTGGCGAGGATAGTTTAGATTTATCTTCTGTATTAAATACACCAGACACCTCTAATCCTTTTGTGGAAAAACTTAGTGAACTTGGGTTTGAAGCTGATAGTGTTGAGCACGCCCAGGAAAGTTTATTAAGTTCTTATCAAAAGGCCTATGATTATAATCAGCAATGGCAGGATTATTATCATCAACAACAGCAGGAATCGCAGCAAAGAGTACAGCAGCAGCAGCAAATGCAGCAGCAAGTACAGCATCAGCAACAGCAGATGCAGCAAATGCAACAGATGGCTGAAGCTGGACAAGTGTTTCAGCAGATGTCAAACGATCCTAAGTTCCGTGAATGGGCTTATGAAACATATGGTGGAGAACGCCCACCAGAAGAACAACAACCAGAACAATGGTGGGCTCCACCTGCTATAGACCAAGAAGAGGTTAAGCGGTGGAGATACCAAGCCCAAAACCCTGCCACTGGACAGTGGAGCTGGCAGTGGAAACCCAATGCCCCTCGAGAGCTTGTTGATAACGCCGAGCGTTATGTTGATTACCATGAAGATTGGCAAAATCAAATAATGCAAAAGCCTCAAGAAGTTCTCCCCAAGATTATCGAGCAAGAGTTCGATAAATTGTTTGTTGATCGTTATGGGACTTTAATGAGCCACTACCAGGAAGAGGCTCAGCAACAAGCCCTACAACATCAAGCCGCAGATATCAATAACCGAAATGCTGACTGGGTATACCAGAAAGATCAAGGTGGCAACTTCATGAGAGATCAGAGTGGTCAGCTTCTTCTGACTAATGAAGGTCATCAGGTTATTCAAAATATCAATGGCTTACGTCAGCAAGGAATTAATGACCCTAACCAGTTGTGGTCACTTGCCTCCCAGTTGCTTGCAGGCAATATGGCACAACAAAGGTTGCAAACCCAAACCCAGGAATTGCAGGCGGCACGAGCATCCCAAGCTCGTAACATGCGGCATCTCCAACGTGGAGCCGGTTACATCGCTAATCGAGATGGAAGCCAAGCTCCTCCAGAAAACCCGAGTCCCTATTCACAGAATCAGCTCTTGTCCGCTGGTGATAAGTTGCGTCAACAAGCGTTGACGGATGGTTTATTTTAATTTCTTTAGAGAAAGGTTTGGATCATGGCCTATCAAGGTTTTAATCCCGTAGCTTTTGCTCGTACCGCTGCAACTACGCTTGCAAAGCACATCCGCGACGTTGAGGAGAATATGCTCCGCAACTACCAGCTAGGTGCTCTGTTGGAAGCTGCTGGTCGAGTAAACTACAACAATTCTGGTGAAGGTTTCGACTGGCCAGTTCAGTACCGTCTACACAAAGTAGAAGGTAATACTGGTGAAACAGC